CAAAAAAAGAAATCATTATGTTTAGTGCTGAAGAAATTCCTCGGATTCGAAGGCGTTCATTGCCGATGTTGCCACCCTCCGTTCTTCAACGGCAAAGGGGGGAAAGGATTTGCCCAGCGCGCAATCAGAACGGTCAGCTTACATTAAAGGAAGCGTTGTTTGTTAGGGCCATCTGCTGTTGCCCCGAAGATCCCACGTTTGATAACATGTGTGCCGCCATGCGCAAGGCTGGTTATAATGGTAAGCACGTGGGGGTGGCTGCGTATGAGTTGATGAAGAAACCAAAGATCGCCAATGCAATAGAAAAATATCGTCAAAATATTATGCAAGAATTTGATATCACACCAAAAAAAGTATTGCAAGAAATAGCGGCTACCGCATTTAGCGATTTCGGTGATTTTTATAATAATGACGGTACCCTAAAGAACTTAAAGCGACTCTCAAAGGCTGCTAGAGTCGCTTTGCATGGGGTTGATATTCAGTATGGATTGAATTCTGATGGAATTCCAGCAGTAACACAAAAGATTAAGTTGCATGATAAGTTAAAAGGGTTAGAATTATTGGGTAAATATCATAAGCTGTTTACTGATAACGTGAATATCACTAATTTGGATTCTGACATCACGCAGGATGAACGGGCGGCGCAAACAAGGAGCCGATTATTGGCTGAGCTTTCAAACGATAAGGATGATGGAGGCGAATGACCGCATTATCTCTTATAGATTTTTGGCGCATAAGAAGGCGACATGAAGGGTTGAAAACAATCGTGCGCCCATGCCATCACACTATTGCTGAAGCATTAACACATTTAATGCTGGGCAAGCTCTCCACTCCTAACCTTATGATATTGCAACCTCCACGTACGGGCAAATCAGATCTTTTGCGTGCGTTTCAAGAATGGGCGTTTTCATACTTTCCAGACTCAGAATTTATTGATGCGGCTTACGGCACGGATCTTGCCACGAAGATGTGTGAAGACACCCGGACAACCTTGTCGGCATCTTGGTATAGAGATTGTTGTGATTCTACTTGGGGCGCACATGTGGCGTCAAGGGGGGCAAGCGTAGGAGGAAGAAAAGATTACTTTCACACTGTAGAAGGCGGCAGCGTGAAGGCGGTGGGTAGTGGAACGGGGTCTTTGGGTTTTGGGGCAGGAAAGTTACGACCAGAGTTTGGCGGGGCGGTTTTGATAGATGATCCTTTGAAGCTACAGGATGCCACTTCTGTAGCGGTGAGAAAAAGCACTGTTGAATGGATTCATGGGGCATTAGAATCCAGACGGAACAGGAAAAAAGATCCTATGACCCCATTGGTTCTTGACATGCAAAGATTACATCCACAAGACCCTGCTGGTCATCTTTTGTCTACAGAGCGTCACCGGTGGACGGTGATCCAAGTTCCTGCACATGATGAAAACAATCAATCTATTTGGCCTGCTCGGATTAGTATGAATGAGCTTGAACACCTTAAAATATATGATCTTGATACGTACCTTTCTCAGTACATGCAATCACCATCTACCACCGCGTACGAATTATTAATATCTGATTGGTGGCGATTTTGGGTTGATAGAAGTGAAGTGGAGAAACGCATTACCCTGAAGTTGATCACCGCTGATACCGCTTTTAAAGAAGGGGATAGCAACGATTACAGTGTTTTACAATGTTGGGGGTGTTTAGGAGTAGGCGGAATGGTTCTTCTTGATCAGGTTCGGGGCAAGTGGGATTTTCCTGATTTATGTAAAGAGGCCATAGATTTTTTGAAGAAGCATCGACAGCCGATCCCCGGCATCACCCCTGTGACGGAGTGTTGGGTAGAAGACCGGGCCAGTGGAACTTCTCTTGTGCAAACACTTCGAAAGGCTGGGCTTCCTTTTCGACAATGGCTCCCTCCGCATGCTGATCAAAAACTGATTGATGGAAGCCAGGTTTTATCAGGCCCGGATAAGGTGAGCCGAGTAAAGCAGAGCAGTATGACAATTAAGCCTGGTAGAATCTTTTTACCCTGGCCAGGACTTTCTGATTGCCGTTGGGTGGAGGGGCTGGTTAATGAGTGCATGTCTTTTAGTAATGATGATTCTCATCTTTATGATGATCAGGTGGACGCAATGACCATGGCTAACCTTATTTGGCAACAACGGGGCGGGGGCGTAGGGGCCATTTCAGTTGTTCGGAGTAACGGGTGGCAAGATTGGTTGCATCGGAACGAACAGCATTGGAGGAAAGCCGCATAAATGCTAAAAAATACATTGACTCCACAATTCACTCGTAAATCACGGGTTCAAAATGCTTCTTTCGCCTCTTCTATTAATGGGGCATTAGGAGAGGGGGATAGAGGCGCTTTTCAACGAGTCCCTGCTATTACTGGAAACCCATACGAATTTCAGAACTATCTTGACCGCTGGCGGCAGTATTGCCATCTGTATGAAATCTGTTGGGAAGCCCGTAAAATAGTCCGTATCCCTGTGGAGGACGCATTACGAAAAGACTGGGAAATAGAGAATATTCCAGAGGGGATTACCAAAATACTTCGTAAGGAAGAAAAGAAGTTTAAGTTCCGTGATTCCCTTGCCCGTGCATGGATGCTGGAGCGGTTATTGGGAGGGTGTATACAGTTTTTTGGCCTGGAGCAGAATACAGATGATGTTTCTAAGCTGTACCAACCATTACTGGGAATGTCAAAGCTGCGGTTTATCAATGTTATCCCTGTCAGCAGAATCTCCCGTGTAAATTGGGAGACTGACCCCCTGAAGATAGGCTATATGCGGCCTAACGAGTTCATAATTAATGGGCATAATATGCATATCAGCCGGTGTATTCTGTGGGATGGAGAACCGCTGTTCGACCCATATGATTTCGCTCTTACTCAGTTCAGGGCGAACCTGGCGGGATTTGGGCCCAGTAAACTTGCTCCTATATGGGATGATATCGTAAAGGCTGTAGGTACCAGGCAGGCTGCATATCAACTTATCCAAACCAATAATGCTCTGATAATGGCCGTCAGCCAGTTGCAGGATCTTGTGGGGACCAACCCCGGAAAGGCAAAGCTGGCAGAACTAAAAGAGATCACCAAACATTTATCCCTTTATCGAGCGGCCATTATAGATAAGGAAAAAGTTACGATTAGTCAGCAGTCCGCAGCCTTTGGCAGTGTTCCGGAATTGCTGATGACATTCTTACAAGTCTTATCGGCCGCTTCCGACATACCGGCCACCCGGTTTCTGGGGCAGGCCCCCGGTGGGCTGAACGCCACAGGAGAAAGTGATTTGGAGAATTACTATAATGTGGTGGATGCCATGCAGCGGCAGAAACTGGAACCTGCCATTCGACAATTTTATGATATCCTCGGGTATCATAAGTGGCCAGACAGCTGGGGGAGAATCCGGGAAGACCTGGAGATCAAGTTTCCACCCCTTTGGAATATCAATGAGCTGGAAGAAGCACAAAAGAATCAAATCGAGATTGCCAATGTTATGCAGTGTTGGGAAGCGGGGGTTTTGCCTGATGAAAAGTTGGTTGAGGAGCTTAATCTGAAACAGGTTTTTTCCTGTGACTTGGACGAGAAAGATATTGACCTGATGAAGTCCATGCAGGATGATTCTGGTTTTTATGGGGCTGATCAGGGGGTTGATTCTTCTGAGGAGAGACGCAGGCAGACTGCTGCGACGCGTTCGGCTGGGGGTCAAGGGGGTTATAAGGGTGAAGGTGAGGGGGAGAAACCTGCGACCGCTGAGGGGCCACCCCTTAAAAAACCACCTTTGTCTAAAATTGGGAACAAAGCCGAATTTAAAGAAGAAGAACACCCACGGGCTGATGATGGTAAGTTTGGTTCTGGGGCGGGTGAAGCTTCTGTGACAGATAAAAAACCAAAGCCTGCTAAAATGTCTGACGAAGAAAAGAATCAACAGAAGGAAGAACAATTTCAAGAGTTGTTGGCGACTAAAAACCCGCATGATCAAGAAGCCTTTAAAAAGGCACAAACATTAGGGATAAATGTTCAGCCCGCTTGGACAGATGTGTGGGTAAACGATGATCCTAACGCTGATATTTTAGCTTTGGGCCGCGATAAGAAAGGAAAATTGCAATATACCAGGAGTGCAGCAGCCTCCAAACGGGCTGAAATTAAAAAGTATAACCGCTTACGAGATTTTAGTAATGATTATGCGGGAATTATGAATGCTGTTGATAAAGATTTTTATCGGTCTGTTGAATCTCAAGTTCTTTATTTGATTAGCAAAACGGGTTTCCGCGTGGGCGGGGAAGAAGGTTCCACGGCGGCTGAAGAGCAAGCATATGGGGCATCTACACTGACTTCTGATATGGTGAAGATAGACGGTGATGTTATTCAGTTTACCTTTACGGGTAAGCATGGGGTAAAACAAAATCATTTGTTGACAGACCCTAAAATGGCCAATTTGCTTCGTCATAAACAGGGACAACTTTTTAACACTAATGATGCAAAAGTTTTAAAGTATATGAAAAAAACAAGCGGTAAGGATTACTTGACGAAAGATTTAAGAACTTATGTTGGGACAAAGACCGCCCTGGTTGCAATAGAAAAGATGGACACCCCCGTGGGGGAAAAGGCAATTAAGAAGGCCATGATGGAAGTGGCTAAAATTGTGAGCGCTAAATTAGGCAATGCCCCTAAAATGGCGCTTGATAGTTATATTGATCCAATGGTATTTGATCGGTGGAAGGGGTTAGCTGATGCTACAAAGCAACAACAAAAAGGATGAAATGCCAGTAACGGATGGGGACGTGTTAATGCAAGATTATGTGCATTCGATGATCTTTCAAAACGCTGATGGCACTATATTTGATGAATCTGCAGATGGAACGGAAGCGTCGTCCCCTCAGGTTGTTATTCACAACATGGTTTCTGCCCCCGTTATTTATAACCCAGAACAGGTTATGGCAGGAATGAAGGTAGAGTTTGAGCATAACGATTTAACACAAGGGGATCCGGTTAAGATTGCAGAAATTGTTAAGGCCCATCTGGATGAGGATCCTGAATACTACACCAAACTTGAAAAGGCGGGGTTATGAATTCTTTTGAAAACGGTAGGCAAAAAGCATTGAATGCATTCAAAAAGAAAGAAGCTGAGCAGGGTTTAATTTTTGGGCGTACGTGGGAAGAGGTTCAATCAATGCAGCAAAAAACATATATTCCCAAAACGGTTGATGTTTCCCCTGTTGGGGATTATGGTGCAGACCCATTGGGAAATGGTAAATTTAAAATGGTTCCATCTGGGGATATTGTTGACTTGGCAGAAATGAAGCGAAGGCGGGGTTATAAATAAAATGCCGCTTATCCTTGACATACGGCAGGCAAAAGCGCTGAAGCGGAAAAAACGGGTGAAGAAACTTCGACCTGTGAAATCCCCGGCTATGGCGCAGAAGCTGTTGCAGCAGCAAACAGAACGTCTATGGGAACAGATTATTTTCCCTTCCCTGGAGCGGATTAAACAGGCCGTGACCAATGGGGTAGATCTTGAGCAGCTTTCCCAGCTGTTGCAGCAGGAAATGGAGCAAGCCGCGTGGATGTATGGAATGGAAACCGAACAAATTGTAGATATGTGGAGGTTGACGGTAGATAAGTTAACCAAAATCAAGTTGAATGCTGTGCTTAACAGGTCTTTGGGTATTGATTTGACTGCGGTGCTGGATGACCCCTCTGTAGCAGAAGCCTTGGCGGTGGGAGCGTTTCAGGCGGAGGAGCTTATCAAAACCATGCCGACAAAAGTCATGGGGCAGGTTGCGCAGGCGGTAATGGCCAATATGCGGGGGATCCCGCTACCGGAGGGGCGCAGCCTTCTTCAGCAGATAGAGTTTCTGGGCACCCGGAGTAAAAAATGGGCCCATGTTATTGCTCGTGATCAAACTGCGAAACTCAACGCCACGCTGAATCAAACCCGGCAACAGGCGCTGGGCATTGACACTTATATTTGGCGTACGATGGAGGATTTACGGGTAGTGGGCAATCCTGCAGGGCAGTATCCTGGGTGGAATGATAAGCATATGGACCATTATGTAATGGACGGGTTATATTGCCGGTGGGATGATCCCACTGTATTCAGCACGGATGAAGGGAAGAGCTGGAGAAAGCGCACCGGAAAGATGCCAAAGAATCACCCAGCGGATGACATTCTTTGCCGCTGTTATACGGAAGCTGTGATGGACTTGGATAAAATACTGGCGCATGCCACTGTACAGTGAGGGGGGTAGATAAAAAATGAGTTATAATGTTATGATTTCAGATAAATCTAAACCGAATACCGCACCGACAATGAAATTTGCTAAAGATGAAGCGGAGGCAAAAGCAATCGTTTCTCATGCAAAAGGGATGGGGTTAGAAGCTATTATGAAATTGGTAAGTAAAGATTATGATGAAAAAGCATTTATTGCTTCCAGAAAAAAATCAGAAAAACATAATAAGAAAATTAATAATGTTTTCCAAAACGCAATTATTGATTATGGTGGGGGTTACCGAGTTGCTTCAACGCCTGTTGGCTGGATTGTTTTTTATTCTGGGATTAAGGTTGGGCATGGAAATAATGAAGAGGAAGCGAAACAGGTTATTAGAGATGATAGCAAGAAAAGGTTTTTTGGTCATCCACATGAGCCTGTTGCAAATTGTGCTTTCCAAAATGGTCGCACCCGCGCACTCGATCATATTACAAACAAGGCAGGGTTGGTTGGTGTGAAGCTGGAGAATGCGGGTGATGCGTATGAAGAAGGTGAGAATGCTGCACAGAATAATGTTTCACGAAATGCAAATAAATACCCCAAAGGATCAGGGCAATGGAAACAATGGGATTCTGGATGGAGTAACGCAACAGGAAACAGGTTGAAAAAGAAAGTAGCAAACATGGCAAGTAAGATTGGGGTACGGGTGGAGAATGCGGCAGTGTTGTATAAAACAGAATCAAAAAGCAAAAAATTTATCATTACGGTTACGAATGATAAAGAAGGTATTATTGAAGTAGTTAGCACAAGGGCAGATGGGTTTTATCCAACAGTAGAAGATCGAAGTAAATATACGGATGATAAGTCGAGACAACAGGTGATTACTATGGCTAAATCCTTTGCGGATAGTTTTGCAAGAAATAATTAAGGCTAAAATCATGAAAATTACAAACCAGTTTACGCCAATCGCTCCCGAGTCTCCGAAGTGGGAAAAGACTGAGGACGGCTTTCTCCGCTGCAAGGCAAGGGTATTGATGGAGACCATAATGCCTTATGGTAGAAACGAGCTTGAAGGGCTGCCAGAGGGCTTTAAAAATTCAACCGTAAATATGTACGTACCCCTTGATGAAATAGTCGCCAGTGACGCCCTGCGGTCTCTGGAGGGGATGCCTATAGTGGCTGGGGACCATACTTGGATGACTCCGGAACTGATATCCGATTATTCAATGGGCAATGTTTCTGGCACTCCGGTGGTAGAAGGGGGTAGTTTGATTTGTAACATTCTGGTGACGAATCCTGAAGCCATCGCCGCTATAGAGAATGGAAAGATCGGAGAGATTTCTGCAGCCTACCGAGCAGAGACAGAATTTGTCAATGGCACGTGGAATGAACAAACCTATGACGCAGTGCAACGGGGCTTGCGTTTCAATCATATTGCTGTGATTCCGAAAGGACACGGCCGAGGCGGAAGTGAAGTACGAATCTTAAACAAAAAACAGGAGGACGTGAATACCATGAGTGATGAAAAGAAAAAAGTCAGAGTGAAACTCCGGAACACCGGGAAGTATGTCAATGTGGATGAGGATGTGGCTCCGGACATCGAAGCTGAGGCCGATGCGGGGGAAGCCAAAACGGCGGGTATGGATGATAAGATCAGTACCCTGGAAGGGAAGAACGCTGATCTTGAAGCTCTCCAGGCAGAGATTGAGGAACTGAAAGGGGAGCTGTCCGTGTACAAAGAGAAACTGGATCAGCTGCTCTCAGAGGAATCTGTTGAAGCTGCGGCTGAAGGCATGGTGGCAGAAACGGGCGAGGCGGAAGATATTGTGGAAAATGCCATTCCTGAGCCTGAAGAGGAAGACAAGAAAAAGGAAGCCACCGAGTTCAAAAACGCCCTGCGCAAACTTCACGGCACCAAACTCCACAATGCTGTTCTTACGGCCATCGGAGTGAAAACGGAAGGGATGTCACCGGAAGCCATGCGGGGCGCTTTTAAGGCTCAGCACCAGATCTGCAACGCCATGAAGGGCAAAGTGGCGGCAAAGGTGGTTTCTGGGACCAAAATGATTCAGAATGCCGGCATGCCTGGTGATCAGGTTCCCGCGCAGCGGACCAATTTGGAGCGGCTGGGTTTTCGAGCAGTGAAGTAAAAGATCGTAACAACGCTGTTTTTGATAATAAAAAATACACAGGAGGACTTAAACAATGAGTTTTGCAAGTGGATATAGAGGAAATGTACTTGGGTCGGTGCAGACCACCTATTCGGATCAGCCCGGTGTAGCGCTGCCGGGGATGCTGGCTTTTGCCAGTGATGATAATTTTATGGATGCCATGTTCATCGGGGAAACTCTTGGCATTGAAGCGGGCAAGGGAATCCAGGCCATTATTGCAGATGAGGGGTTGGGTTTCAATCGTCCGGGGCTTGCAGCCTATCTGCCCAACGGTGGGGAATCCGCCGCAGAGATGTACGGCATCGTTGTATTTGATCAGGCCATGCAGTCACAGGAAGACTCCGATGGCAATCCTATCAATGGATGGGCAAAGGGCCGAGTGGCTCGGGTGCTTCGACCTGGTCGTGCCGGCGGGCGTATTTATGTGAAGGCCAAAGACGATATCGTACCCGGTACTTCCACAGTGAACTGGGTCACCACCGCAGGGTCGGATGGCATTTACGAGGCGGGTGAGTTTGCTCCTGGCGTGCTGAACAGTGGCACTGTGGGGACCACCGTGGCCATCACCAATGCGAAGTGGGTTTCCGCAGCAGCCGCAGGCGAAGTGGCTATTCTGGAACTCTTTGGCAATGTTGTGCCGACCTTTGACGCTTCCATTTAGTTTTGTGGTGGGCAGAAGATAAAAATAAAAAAATAACTACAGGAGGATTTTATACCATGGCTTATGATTTTACTACCAAAAACGATGGGGCCATAAAAGCATCGGAACTCGTCGTTAGTATTTTCGATCAGGTGGACAGTGCATTCTACGATGTTCTGTACCCTGACATCCTGTGGAGAGATAATATTCCGCAGGGATCCATTAAATCCGATATCAACCCAGGGGCCATGAATCATGTTTACCGCTCCAGGGACGTCAAGGGAATGGGGCAGTTCATCAATGGTGATGTAAAGAACATTCCGCGTGTTGGACAGTCCATTGGGCAAATCACTGTACCGATTTTGGATGCGGCCGTAGGATGCACCATTACCGATATGGAGGCAGAGCGGTACCAGTACGGGTACAATTCCAGCCTGGCGCAGGACATCGGGGAAGTGATGCGTAGAGCCACTGATCTGCATGTGGAGCGTTGCTATTTCTTTGGTGATGCCATGGCCGGGTTTCTTTCTTATCTGGATTACCCGACCGTCACAAAAATCCCGGCAGACGCTTGGACCGGGGCAGACCCGCAAGCATGGGTCAATAGCATCAATGACGCTATTACCGCAGTGTGGGTTGCGTCAAAGAACGTGCACTTGCCCGATACCGTGAAGATGCCTCCGTCCCTGTTCAGCATGCTGTCACAGGCGTACGTTATTGGCACCTCTACTACGGGGCTGGCAGTGCCGGCGTTTGACTTTCTGCAGAAGTCTAATATCTGCACCATGGTCACCGGTAAACCGCTGAAGATCGTCCCCCTGCGTTATCTGGAAGGGGCCGGAGTAGGCGGGGCAGACCGTATCATCATCCAGGAAGATATGGATCGGAACTTTGTGATGCCATTTCCCCTGCCGTATCAGTTGGCGCAGCCCGTGCCGGTGGCATTCGGAGTTGACACCTTTGCTCGGTATAAGTTTGGCAGCTTCAACATTCGTTACCCTGGCAGTATGGCGTATCTTGATGTTGCGCAGGCCGACTCGTCTTCCTAACCCTTTAACTCTCAGCCAAACTGGTGTAAGTCCCGGCTGAGTTGCTATGCCGGGCAAACTTTTCTTTTTAACCACGCATAAAGGAGTGTAAGAAAAATGGAACGAAAATCAAAAACAGATGTAAAAGTGAAAATGCAGCGGACCAGAAAGACCCCAACCGCTATATCGGCCCCGGACCCGGCCCCCATAGTTATAATTTCATCCCCGGTTGCCCCTGTACCGAGCAAGGCACGGCGCACGATCTATTACATAGCTAACCCTACGGCGGCGGATGTAATTTATCCCCGCCCTGGCAGGGGGGGCTTGCGGGCCACACAGATTATTTTTCCCGCTGGGAAGTCCACCGCAGTTGATGCTGCAGAATGGGCAGAAATTCGAAAAATCAGCGGCATGCGAAATTATCTGGACAATGGGATGCTTGCAGAGGTCGGAACGGAAAAGGACGTTTTAATTGTAAAGGAAGCCTCCGCAGACCCCCCTATCCCTGAGCATCTGAAAAGGGAAGGGGAAGAAGTGCATGGCAAGGCTACAGAGGTTAAAGCATCCGTCCGGCAAAAGACCGTTACCCATATCAATGTTTAGAAAGGGGTCCCCGTAATTATGAAAACCATTATCAATAAAGTTACCCACATCAAAAAGTCCCTTCTCCCTGATGAGAAAGAATTCATCACATACTTTGACCTTATGAAATCCGTTATTGACCGGCAACCTGAGCAGGGGTTCACCACGGAGGAAATGCGGAAACGGCTCCGGGTTCTTAATGCTATTGGGGAGAAACTCCCCTTGGAGTCTGCGGATCTTGAGGATGCGGATTTTGCAACCCTACAGACCGCATGGCAAGCGATGCGTTGGGGAATGGTCCATAAGGACATTATCGCGGTGGAGGATTATTTATCCAGCCTTTCCGCCCTTACCCCTCCTACGGCTGTACACCCCATTAAGAGGTAGAAAAACTAATGACTGGTATTCTTGCAAAGTCTTCTGGATCAAGTGCTGCCGGATTGAATTCCCTTGCAACTGCCGAAAATGATTTCCTTGTTGGCGCACCTACTCCCTTTGGGTCTTGGGTGAAAAAGACAGTTGCGGAAGTTAAGACGATTTTGGGCCTTGGAAGCGCGGCATACACGGCTTCAGGGGCTTATGATGTTGCAGGTGCGGCTGCGGGAATTATTGCTGCAAGTATCTCAGACGGCGACACTATGCACACGCCTTCATGTGACGCCGTGTTTGACGCGCTGGCTGGGAAAGCCCCATTATCGTCTCCTACGTTGACAGGCACTCCTGCAGCTCCCACAGCCGCCGACAACACCTCTACGAATCAGCTTGCCACGACAGCCTTTGCAAAGAGTCAAGATGCGGTGCTTGCAAGACTTCCAGATCAAGCAATAAATATGACTGCTGCTGCGAGTGGGAGTAGTGGGATTACGGTTGCAGATAATGATAATGTTGACTTTGGTACTGGAAACTTTACGTTGGCGTGGATAGGGAGTTTACCGGATTGGACACCCAGTTCTGCTCCAACATGGCTTTTAACAAAAATACAAGATGGAGATAACCGTTGGGGCTGTTATATCAACACTACTACTGGCTGTATTGGGTATGTGCATGCAAAAACTGGGGGCGCAACTGTTTCTAAACTTTCAACAATTTCTCTTCTCCACGCTGATAATACAGCGCATTGTATTGTAATGGTTGTAACAAGAGAAACAGCATCGGTTGCTGGATCAATTACTATCTATGATGACGCTTTACTTGTCGAGGCAATTTCTATTGCAGCTGGAACACCTGCTAATATTTCCAATACTGGAAGTTTAGCGATTTTTGGTTATTTAGATGTTCGTTTTGCCGGAACTTGCTCCTTCGCCGCCACCTACAACCGAGCATTAACCGCAGCAGAAGTCCTTGATTTGTACCGGAATGGCGTTGCTTTTGCGGATAAGTGGGGGTCGCAGGCGGAGTTAATTGCGGCGACAAATGATAGGACATTTGCAGGAGCGAATAACTGGGCTAACGGTAATTTTAATGCGTTCAATGCGTCAATAGACTTGTCCATCACTGCTAACGCCGCCTACCAATATTGTTACCTACCTGATACTTATGCACCTATGACCCATCAAGGTAAAAAATATAGACTTAGCTTTAACGCTGCTAATATTGTTGGACTGTTCAGTATTTATGATGTTGTAACTGCTACTTTAATATTTCCTGCTGGATCATTCACGTCCGGAACAAATGTTATTGAATTTACAAACTTAGGAGTAACAGGGGGCATTAGATTAAGAGCAGAATCAAGTAATTCTGCTGGTGATTTTGATAACTTTTCTCTTATTGAAATCGGCGCAACCCTCGCCCTCGAACCAGAAGGAATCCAAAACAACCTTTGGTACGACTCGTCAAGCAATGCGCTGAATGCATCTTACCCGACAACTGGGTGGAGTTTGACACGGCGTCTCAATTGGGCAACTCTTCCGACAGGTGCAAATAACGCTGCTGCCGCCGCTGCTGGCGTACTTGTTGGGGGGCTTTATCGAACAAATGCAGATCCATCTGTGCTTTGCACAAGAACGGCATAAAGGAGAAGTGGGATGCTTGAGAAAATTACAACCAAAGAAAGTACCCAGATAGATCAAAATGGCAGGATTCGCGTAACATATCGAAATCAGGTGCTTGAAGATGGTGTGGAAGTTACGAGCTTTTATTCGGTAGAAACCATTGACCCTACCAAAGATACTGAGCTTTCTGACAACTTAAGCGCGACGCTTAAAAACGTGGATGCTGAAATTGTCAGCAGGAAAGAGGCCGTTAAGATTGAATCAGTCCCGATTAAAGAAGCCGTTATCGATCCGTAAAGACTTGAAACAACTTTAGGAAATACGTGGAATGGATCAAGTATTATTAAAACTCATAAACGTCTTAGCCGAACCCGTGCAGCTCGTGATGCTTCTTTGGATCATGTACTGCATCAAGGACAAGTACGATCTGCAAAAGATCAACAGGCAACTGTTAATCGTTCAACAGGAGCGTGGAATCATCCTGACCAAAATCACCATGATGATAGAATCATTAATCAAGGGAGGAAAGTAAACGTGAAATTGCTCTCTTGGCTATTAAGTCCATCAAAAAAGAATCAAGCAATCCTGGATGAAATTGAGATCCACAGGGAAATCATCAAGCAAACAGGAAACGCAGTAGATCAACTGATGGCAGAATTTAATGACGAAACCGGGAACCTTACCTGTGGTTGTAAAGAAAAGGAGCTTAAACCTCATGTTGCATTCCCTCATAGTAAACAGCATCAATGCGCTTCTTAGTGCGTATTTATTCTTTTTATTCGCAAGATGGTTCACACATTCAAGGACAAAGATTTATAAAGTCACTTGCTTTCTCATGCTTGGCCTGACGCTGCAATACGCTACTACGGCGATGTCTTATTGGCGCTGCATCCATGGTGAGGATTTTGATTTTATTGTTACAAGTTGGTTTGTTTCCTATAACCGCTACTTTGTAATGATTCCGCTGGTTTGGTATTGCGGCCATGTCACAAAAAGGGTGTTCTGGCCCGAACCACCAGCTATGTATAAACGGAGGCTTACGGACTGATGGATGATGATATTAAGGCATCAATAAAACGAGAAGAAGGATTGAGGCTTGAATCTTATCCTGATTCAAGGGGGTTGCTTACCATTGGTTATGGGCATCTGCTGGTGCATGGCTCAACCATTCCGATTGAAGCGGCTGAACTCATTTTTGAGGCTGATTATGCACTGGCGGTAAATGGTTATGATTCTCTTGCGCTAACGCTTGACTCAGCGCGGCGCGGAGCGGTTATTGATATGATCTTTAATATGGGGATTGCCGGGGTAAAGAAATTCAAACGGTTTTTGCTGTATCTGAAGGCCGCAAACTGGCACGCTGCTGCATCTGAGTTGATGGACTCGGCTTATGCCGGGCAAGTACCAAATCGTGCAAAAAGAAACAGGGATAAAATTCTGTATGGCTCCGAGCCTTCTTAACGAACGTCTGAAAATGAGTCGGGAAATTGTGCTTGAAAAAGGATTATCAGCGTTGACTCATGATGAGCTACTTGATATGATAACTCGTCCGGTGGTTTGTCGGGGCGTTGGGCCTGAAGTGATAACGAAAAAGCCTGTTGCGGAGATGCCTACGTTTAGGCGGTTTATCAGCTTCAGTTCTGATGAACCAGAAGATGATGAAGAAGAAAGCGATATTTACCCGCGTGAGGTGCATTATCCATGATTAAAAGACTATTCGCATTTGTTTGGAAGCACTGGCTATACAATGAAAGAACGCGCAGTTACGCAAAAGTTGTCAGAGTCAAAGGGTGGCGAACGGCTCTTGTTGACTGGCCCGGACTTGGAAGGCAAACCATTTCTCCGTGTTTTTGGTGGTTTCAATGATCATCATGCCAAAGTACAAGCGAAAGCAAAAAGTCCCACCCGCTTTTTCAAAGAAAGCTCTGGAACTGGCGATCAGACAAGCTGTCTGGATGCGATATGGGAAGCTGGTGAAAAATGGGAGGATCAAGGAGACTGGAAATGGGGAACATGAACGAACGAATAATCATCGCTGATAACCCTGGGATTTTGACAAGGATCATTTTCCGCTTCATCAATCTTATAAAGGACTGGCTGATCACACGGAAGCTCAATGGTTCAGAAACTTTTCTACAATGAAAAAGAA